TAGTTCCCTCGGGTTTGACGCAAGTAATTGACTTACTAGGGCTAATTCCCAAGGTCTCAGACCACTGTAGATTAGTCAACGTTGCATGCTCACGCAGAGTCTGGAGAAGTTGAATAAGCTTTGGCTTACCTTCAAGGCCACTTGTAAGTTTATTGTCAAAGATACCTGTCATCGACACGCCCAGTAGGCGCTCTTCTTCGCAGTTCTTTTTCCACTCGGGACGAAGATATGGGAAGTAGGTGAAAGTAGATTGAACAGTACCAATGATGGTTGCAATTTCAATCTTCTTTTTCAAAGAAGCGCGGGTATCGTTGGGGCGAACCACGACAGTTGAAAGATTGCAAAACTCAAATGGCTTCAAAATAATCTCTGAGCATGGATTGGTACCGTACTCACACTTTCCGTCTCTACCGCTCTTCACAGCCTGTGCCTGAAGTGCCTGACGGTTAATCATTCCACGCTCACCGCTGTGGCTGTTGTAGAGCGAAGTCCATTCCTCAAGGAACTGACCCATTGGAGGGCGACCTCGGTATACTGCTGAGTTGTTAGCGTATGAACGGAAGCCAGCCTGCTCCCACCATGCACCGCTTTTGCACAGTGCCATTTCACGGTCAGAAAGATCGCTCAATGAAATCATTGCAGAACGACGAACTCCACCGACAATTACAGCGTTGGCAATCGCACAGCAGATATCATGACATTCCAGTGCAGTAAGTCTGCGACCTTGTGCTGAATAAAAAATCTTTACGATAAACTTAAACAGATTATCAAGCGGGGCTGGACCACTGGCACGACCACCAAATGTTTTTAGCCTTGCTCCAGCAGGACGAACTTCTGAAACATCCCACTTTACGTGATTGCCTCGGTAAAGTTCTTCTAACAGATTCTTTAGTGCATTGCCCCAACCTTCTTTGGAGTCTTCCACATGAATAACGACATCAAAATTCTTTTCAATTTTGTCGGCAATGCTTGGAAGCTTATCTGTATACTGACGCTCAACACTGTATCCAACTCCAGTGCCATTCATCAATACAACAAACAACTCTGCAAACGAATCGATGGAATCAATAGGCAGATACGAGCAATTGTATATGCAAGTATTGTCGTGGTCCAATGCAGGACCAGCCGTCATGAGACTGCGCATAGAAGGAAGAACTTCCATGTTTAGAATGGCTTCGCGTACATCGCGTCTAGATGCAAGGTGGGGAACTTTATTGGTAAAGTAATTCCACCATCGGTCTACACACTCTTCCCATGTTTCTCTGCGATTCTCACTTTCAATCCAGCGAGAATAGCGAGAAATAAAAATAAATTCCTGAAAGGCTGGTAAATTTTGCATATGGTTTCCTTGGTTGGTGTTTTATTTAGCAGTTAAAGCTGCCCATGAGACTGGGAAGTATGGAAGTATAAGATTCCCGATAGCATTCGCGTATTCGCGAACTTCCCACTGTGCATGCGGGTCTGACCTCTGCTGTACGACGCGAGCGTATCCTGCAAGAGATCCTGTCCACCACCATTCTGTGTAAGTACCTTGGGGGAGGACTGACCTTGCCTGTTCTGGGGCGACACCTTGTTCCAAAAGATCTTCATATGTTTTAACTGCTCCTGTAATAACACTATTATACTGCATATTCAAGTTAACTTCAACTATCTCGTCTTGAATAAAATCCGAACTACCTTGTTTAGCTCCATCTGTTGGAGCAAGTCTCCATCTCGGAATATAAACTTCTGGTGGATCCGTGACGTAACGACGACTAACTTCATTTTCAACAAATCCAACTTTGTGCTTAAACAACTGTGTGCGAATAAAAATTGGAGCCTTGATGCGAAGACTTATCTGAGGATGTGCAAAAGGAGTCCAATGTTTATGTTTTGCAAGATATGAAATGAGTTTTTCATCTTTGTTTGAAAGATAAGAAGAAAATGGTTCATCTTTTCCGGGAAGTTCAGTATAATCTTCTTGCGTACCTCCCCAGTTGCTTTCCTTATTAAAGGAAACCCTGGCAGCGTTGACTACAGTCAAATCGTTGCCCATAACAGTAATTAAATCTACATGACCTTTATCTAAAACACTCACACGCTTTAACATTTTAATCCTTTATTTCGTCGCCGTTTTCATCTTCATCAATAAAACGAAGTTCTACTCCGGGAATGTCGATGCTATCTTTTGCATATTCCAAAGCTTTTTTCCATAATTCTGGGTCAAGTTCTTTGACATATTCGGTAAAGAACGAATTAAACTGCAAAAATGCTTGACATACCTTCAACTGTGCGTCAGCATATGCTTCGTCATCATGATTATCTTCCATTTGATTTTCTCCATGTTAAAAATTTAAGTCTGGCAATATTACCTGAGTACGTATTACTATCTAGCATCTCTTTAGTCTTTCCGTACCCATGGTTTATCACCATCTCATTGATGTCTTTTTCTGGGATGTTTGGCCATATCACAATACGGTGACCATGTTCAATGGCTTTTTCCATCATGTGGTGTAATTCTGCGTTCCGTGGTTCATTGTCAAAGGCAAAAATTAATTTTGCATTTTGAAGTTTGTTGGGCAACAACTCAGGATAACTTGAACCAACCATTGCAATTGCATTGGGAAGGAAAAGTGAATCCAGTGGTCCTTCCACGACATACACATCATTAAGAGTGTTAACACGATCTAGTCCATACCACAGTCGCTCAATGTGAGGACTTTTATAGGTGATGTATCGCACCTTAGCGGTAGGCGACAATGCCCGACCCTGCACTCCAATAATAGTTTTATTTTCGTCAAAAAATGGAATTACAAGCCGAGATTCGACAGTTGCTTCTTTTAAGAAACGGCTTGCAATCTTTGAAAAATCAGAGCAGTAATATAGCAATGACTGTTTATCAACAGGAATTTGTCTTTTGGAAACATAGCTTCTTGCATTGTGTGCAAGTGGCAAATCCGTTATACAAGTACCGATATAATCAGGCACTATTACTTCCGGTTTGCTTGCTATGTAGGCTTCTTTGGCTCCAAAGGTAAACCCTTTGTAAGTCTCCAACGTATATTCCAACGCTAACTCAGGTGCTACATTATCCAAGACAGTTTTTACCGTACAAGCAAATCCACAATTGTGGCACTTGTAAAAGTACTGTCCTTTGTTCATGTAGAAATAACCACGGGTTTTGCTTTTATTCTTCTTAGAATCCCCGCACATGAAACATCTGCACGTAGCAATATTGTCTCTACGCCACTTAAACTTTTCAAGTGACCCAGAAATCATATTAATGAATTTTTTGTCAACTATGTTGTGCATTAGACTTGCCAATCAAGACCAACCTTACGCGCCGTCTTGGAGACTGCGCGGTAGTAATCATCCTCGTCACTCTTCTTCTTTTTCGTATCCGTCTGATTGGAACTGACCATAACTGGCTGGTCGTCTTGTTCTACGTCGTGCAACTTCATCTTGGCAAACGACACTCCAATTACAAACTTACGGTTGCTTGCCGTGCTGTTGTATCGATTCTTCAACTGCTTGACCATAAGTTGATTTGCATCATCCAACTCATCAGTACGAATAAGAGCAGCAAAGAAATCTGCAGTAGCAGGAAGACCAAAAGATTCCGAAGTATCTTCAAGACCAATATCGGTGCTTGCAAATCCGCTACGGTTGACCTGAGTTGCACTGAACACCGGGACATCAAACTGAACAGCCAATGCACGAAGCTCTTCGGCAATAGACTTGATGTAATGGTAACTGTTAGTATTTCCGGTATTCTTAATACGGGCAGAAGAACAGATATTCAGGTAGTCAATGAAGATGATATCAGGCTTGAACTTCTTCTTTGTTGCCAACTCCTGCAAGAGAATACGAAAATGATTAGCGTTAGCCTCGCCAGTCGGATATTCCTTGATGATGAGTCTTCCTTGGCATCGATGCTTCAGTTCATCGATCTTTTTATGATACGTCCCCTTGGACATGCTGCGAAGATCTTGGACAGGCATGTCCAGAAGATTAGCATCAATGCGCTCAGCAATGCGCTCTTCTGCCATCTCCATAGTGATGTAAAGCACATTGAGGTTATTCATCAAGCATGCCGCTGCATGGTGGCACAAGAAAAGACTCTTACCGCAACCAGTACCGGCCATAATGATGTTGAGGGTTTTGGTAGGAGTACCGCCGCCAGTCACCATATTGAAATAATCAAGATCAAATGGAACGCGACGTTCAGTCTTATTATAGAAATCATGGCGAGAATGAGCATCTTCCATGAAGTCGTGACCTACGCGAGTATCAAAACTCACAGCCAAGGCGTTGCTAAGAATATCGGGGATTGCAGTCTCTGAAAGATTCTGCTCCTTGCCATCCAAAATATTGATGGAACTAAGGATAGCCAAGTGCAATGCCTTATCTTTGCAAAACTTTTCAGTGCTATCGTACAGCCAATTGATATCTTCGCCATCATTATTGCTGTAGACTTCGGAAATCAACTTGGCTGAACCACGATACTCTTCCTCGCTCAGACCCTTCTGGTTTTCCAGAATAAGATCAAGTGCATCCTTAGTTGGAAGTGCATTGTACTTGCTGATGAATTGCGACACCGTATTAAATACGATGCGCTCTACCTTAGAAGAAAAGTACTCCTCCTTGAGGAAGGGGAGTACTTTGCTTGCATAATCGTCTCGCTTAACCAGATTCTTAAGGATGATCTTTTCCATGTGGATCTTCGTGGACATCGGCTTCTAGATCAACGGGCTCATCCCGCTTATCGACCTGTGTTTCGATGTCTTCTCTGTTTACCATTATATCATACAGGATTTCGCCCAAGAAGTCAATAAATGGTTGGTGATTTAAATCCACATTTACATTTTTCGGGGCTTGAAGAACTTCAACATCAAATGTTACGTTAAGATTATCGTCAGTAGGAGAAATGCTAATTCTTTTGAAACGAAATTCTACATTT